CTGTTCGAGATACTTCTGGGACTCTCCAAGATCCCCGACATTGCCGTAATCTGCCTTTTCCAGTGCCCGCAAAACCTCATTCTCGGCAATGTCTGTCTTGCCCTTTGCAATTGCTTCCTTGTCTACTTCCGCTTGGGCAAAGATCTGTGCCTGTTGTCGCAATAGACCTATATCAAGCGTTCCGGTGTTAACAAAGGTCTCGACAGCATCGTTGAAATCCTGCTCTGACAGATCCGATTTACTAAGAAGACCTAAACCATCTTGCCTACTAAGCCTATATATGGCATTCTCTGTAGCCTCTATACCAGCAGATTCATCGTCCTGTATTTTGGTTTGTTTAGCTTCGATATCGGCTGTGATTTTGTCCTGAATCGTCCCTTTAACTGCCTCACGCACATCATCTGGCGTGATATCCTCCCCGGCCATCATCTTCTGGCGTAGTGCACGTTGCCGCTCGGTATTTATGTCGGAGGAAGTATAGAGTCCTCCAGATGCGGAACTGATAGCTGATGTTAACTGTGCGGCAGTGATGCCTTCCTTGGCGAGGGTAGCAGCCTCTTTGTCAGCGATCATATCGGGTTGATTCGCTATGGTTGCATCGAAATAAGAAGCCTCTTCTTGAGCCTTCTTAACTAATGCCTCAGCAAAAGCCTCGTCACTCTCGAACGGTTCACCATCTTTTCCGACCAATGCGAAGTTACGAAGAATTTCTTCCATTTCCGCTACTGCATTCTTGTAAGCATCAGTACCCTGCACGGAAAGTGGGTACTTAGGAGTACCATCCGGGTTCTTCTGTTGCCGCAGTGCATCATCTACCAGCCGTGTGAACTGCTTGTCAGTGAGCGGTGCTCCCTCCGTTGTAGGAGTAGCGTTACTAACCATCTTGTCAAAACCTACTCCCCGAATCTCTGGCTCAGGGGGCGGCATAAACGTATTCGGTATGGAGGTGTCTCCCCGACGTAGATCTTCCTCACTAAAAGTACCTATAGCAGAATACAGTGCGCCGGTTGGATTTCGAGGGTTAGCGTCTTTCCCTACAGGACTGTACCTCTGCGCGTCCTCCAGTGCAGTAGCGAATAGGCTATTCACATCTGCTTTATCCAAGAATTTACGAGCATCTTCTAAGTCTCTAGGAGTTACACCTGCCGCATTTGGTGTGAGTATGGCCGCAGCCACATTTTTCGGTAAGTAACCCCAGGCCCGATTTGCTTCCACGTACGATTTGAGCTTTAGAGCTTTAGTTGGGGCCGAAGGAAATGTCCTGAGCATCTCGTTTTTGTCATTGGTGACCACCCTAACAGCCAAGTCAATATCGGCCATCGATTCCATATCGGCCATTTCAGCAGGTATGAATCGTTTCGGAAAATCTGCAAATAGAACGTCCAAATCTATAGGGCGGTCAGTGGATAGCAACCTTTGCTCTACTAACCGTGTCACAACATTTCTGGGCATAGAGAAGGTTGACGTACGAATTACCTCATTGACCACTTCTTGAACAAGCTGATTGACATCATTTATATCCAGTGGCCGGGTAAGGGGGTCGCGGAGTACAACAGCAGAAACTTTCTTTCCTTCATATGCCTCGACAGCAGTGCGTTCTGCACTGACAACAACGTCTTCAGGCTTCGGAGGTATAGATGCCTTACGAAGCCTATTGAGTTCGTCCAGTATGCGCTGACGGTCTGTTTTTGGAGGTGCCACGGTTTTACCTCAAATCACTCGGACGGATACCCTGCTGCCTGTAGAACTCTTCCACGGGATTCAGTGGCTTCACGATCTTTTTGCCACGTTTACGACGGATATCATCTAGCTCGCTCTTCACGTCTTTGATCGCCTGCTTGCCGAAGTTCTCGGGCACTACACACCTCCCGGTATCGGGCCGCGTAGCGGTGCCGGTTTGACGGTCGTGCCGCTGAGAGGCTCCCGAAGCGGCTCAGGGGCACTGCCATTAGCCATAGGGGGCATTCCCATCTCACCCTGAGCAGCCTCTGCCGCTGCCTGTTGCGATGCCTGGAACTCGTCGCCAACGCCCTCTTCCTCCGCCGCTTCTTGCATGAACATAGCCCAGATCTCAGGGCTGGTGCGTACCTGCTGTCGGGCCAGACGCGACCAACGCTCCGCTATATTAGTCACTCCCTCGTCCTGCTCCCAGTACGTCTCGAAGTCTTTGACCCCGGCGGCGACCTCGGATAGTCCCTGCTGCCGTTGCTGTAGGCTCAGGGCAGGATCGGAAGGCTCGAAGGACACCTGGCAATTATAGTCCCCGTGCAGCCAGGACTTCTTAATATTCTTACCGTAGGCACCTATGCTGCCTCCAAGCTTGTCCATATTGTCAACCAAATCGAATATTCTAGATCCTGTTATAGCAGCCATGTTCTCGAGTTCCATCAAAGGTAGATTGAACCTCTGGCGAGCCCTGGTATCCAACAACTGCTGCTGGCCTACAGTAACCACGCCTTGTTCCCTGAGACCAGCTTGGTTACGGTTCACCGTGGCCTCTTCGATATCCTCCGTGTACTCTCGATCAATCTCGAATATCCATCGTGCTATCTGCTGTGTCTGCATCGGCCTGGTGCCGTTGGGATCATCTACTTGAAGGATATCCGCGCCCTCTGCCAGACGGCGTTTAAGTTCCTCGGAGTCTTCTCCGGTAAGTAGCGGCGCGAAAACCGCGTCTATTAGCGCCTGATGCTTGGCGTTCCTGGACTGGGCCTGTAGCCGTATGGAGTCCAGGGCGTCCCACAGAATACCTCGTGCCAGGAATCTCGGATCTATCTCGTTCAGGTCGCTGGGCTCTATGCCGAAGCCGCCAAAGGCATGGGTATACGGCAGGAAACCCAGAGGATTCTTCTCCACGTACAGAAGCTGGGCCGACGAGGGTTTGGACTCACTGCCCTGTGACGGCACCCTGAAAGCGTGCCACTGCTCCGTCCAATACTCGTGGAAATCAACCATCATGAACGGTGTGTCCTTGTACGCCTCGAAGTCCAGTACCTCTGCGTTCCGACGCCTCTGTCGTACCTTCTGCTGGGACAGTTCCAGTATCTTGACCGCTGGCATCTTGCCCCGGCGGATCGCGAAGGGCGGCTCCTTGTCCATTGGGTCCATGAGGATAGAGCCCGGATTGGGTGCCCGTATATCTATGGGATTACAGTCCGGGGTATGCTCTTTACTCCCGCTGAAGCGAGGCAGCGGCCCCTCGATGACGGCATAAGAGTAGTGGACCAGGTGAGTCGCTGCCGTTCGCCACGGGTGCTGTGTGGCCCTGACAGCAGAGTCCCGCAGGATGGCAGACAGGCCCACCTCTGCCAGGTCGGCCTCCTCCTCCTTGGTATCGGACCTGCCGACCGGGTTACGATGCACCTTCGGGTTGAAGGTCATCATGTTATCCACAGCGTGCTTGATTATATTGGCCGGTTTGCTTGGACGATAATCGGGACGAACTATCTTGGAAGCATCTGAACTCTTCTGCCATACGTTGAACGTGCGTTGGAAGAATGAGTCCAGAGTGAACCAGTCCTCGTGAGCGCCTCGCCAAAGCTCTGATAGATAGCTCTGGGCATCGTCTACGAACTTGTCGTCGGGTCTCTGTGTGAAATCAGGCATCAGAATCTCCCGTGCCAGGATGCCTGAACAGGCATCAGGTTCATTTTACGAGCCATAGAATCGGCAAGTTGCGGACTGCTGCGCCGGGTAGCCTGCGTAGCCGCCTGTAATGCCAATCCCACAGCCATCGGATAGTCGTCGTGTTCCCCTGTCATGGCCTCTGGCTTGTAATCGTTGTCTGGATGGCGAATAACGGTGAAGAACTGGTTCAGAGCAACGAGATTCGGTACGGTTATTCCCCCGTTATCTACCGTGTCTATGAGATCGAACCAGAGTTGGGCACGAGTTGCCTTATCGGTGTGCCACCCCTTCTGCCGTGACCCAGTTCGACCTATAGTTCTCTTATACAGATTCGGGTATTTTGCTTTTATCGCAGAGTTGAGTACAACTATACCCCACTCGTTGTCCTCGATGGCCCAACGGGGATTGTGGTACTCCTCCATAAGTTCCAGTGATGCCCTACCTAGTTCGTCGGGAGCGATGCCCTGGCCTATGATATCGGCCACCACGTAGCCGGTGTCCTTATCTATGACGCACGTCACCGCGAAGTCCTGTCCGACACCGTGCGAGGGGTCCGTACCAGCGGCATATGCCTTTCGCCACTGAAACTCTTGATAGATATTTATATGTCCTATGCGCCGAATCGGCTGTTTAGCATCGGATTTCATACGTTCCAGGTTTTCCAGGTTGAACGCAGCGAGAGCATTGGCGGGTTTCAGGGCTTCCTGCTCGGTGCCGGGATACTCCTGCTCCATGTAGAGGTTGACGCCGAGTTCCTGGGCTTCCGGGAGGTCTCTGGACTCACGTTCTACCCGGTCGTACCACTCCTGGTTCCTACCGGGCCGTAGAGACCAGCCCCAAAATGCCCTGTGCCAGCCGTTATCGGGGGAACCACGATAGATGTTCTTGAACAGCGAACGATTATTACGTTTATTGACGGTAGATCCGTAGACGACCTGCCCACCAGCGTCCACGGTCGGCTTGACGCCCTTGAAATTCTCCTCGATGTACTCGTGGAAGTCTGCCTCATCCTGGAATATGAAGGAGGCAGTTTCACCACGACCGGCATCTTCCGTGGACGGCAGCGCGATTATCTTTGAATCCATACCGTGGAGGGAGAATTCGCTACCTGAGTTCTTGTCTACGGGTAGCTGCCAGGAATCGGGCAGGTTCCGATAGATGTACTTGGCCTTCTTGAGCAGTGCCTGCGCCTCGATCTGGCCTCTGGAAAGCTCCATACAGACTGCGCCGTCAAAGAATCGCATGAGCCAGACCACATAGGCGCTCATAAGCCAGGAGAAACCCATCTGACGGGCCTTTAGGACGTTGATCATCCGGTGCTGGCTTAGATCCTCGGCCAGGTCCATCAGATACGGCCACTTCTGGAATAGAGACTTACCACCGGTGATCCCTACGAGTGGTTGTGGCGGCTCCAGGATATAGACGTAATCCAAAAAGAAGATGAAATCGGTAGAAGCCAGTTTTAGAGCAGCCAACTCCGCCACTGCGATGACCTTGAGGCGCTGGGCCTTGGTCTTCAGTTTCGGATTGAGGAGTTTTTCGGCTTCTTTAGTGGTCATTTTTACGAATCCACCAGTATCAAATCGTAACCGCCCGATATGTCCTGGGCATCTTCCGACGGATCTGCCCTGAGTTCTATGAGTTCTTTTGCCTCAAAGACTTTGTACGGGTTGAACGTATGTGGAACGTATGAGGAACCGTCCTGGTCCACGGTGGTGGTGTCCCGTACACGCCATACCCCTCCGAACTGCTTGCTCATCAAGAATATGTCCGCGAACCGGGAGGTGGAGCCCAGGCCCTTCTTCTCGATAGAGGCGTGATAGCTGGTCATGTAAGCCTTCTTACCGGCAGGGACCATGAACTGCGAGGAGAGGGTCTGGTTGTTGGTCGCGGTGATCTTGGCCGTTACGGTCCCGTCGGTAGCCGCAGTCGCTGTGATGGCACCTTCGTTCCATCCGGTGCCGCCTGCGGTGAGCACAAGCATCCTGTAGATCATGGTATAGGTGCTGGCGGTGTTGACGCTGCCGGTGCCGTTCAGCGTGACGTTCTCTTGCTGTAGGGCGTAGGCACTGTCCAGACCCAGCACCTGCACGGTCCTGGCCCCGTTGTTGGTGCCTCCCCCATCGGTATCGTCATTCGCGCTGGACGAGACGATGGCATGGGTACGAGCGGTCGTGGGTGCGACCCAGTTGACGGCACCCGCGATCCCCCCGTCCCATAGGGACCGCCCCAGGTTGACCGCCGTGGACGACGCTATCAGATCAGCATCCGGGTTACGTCCGAGGATGTTAACGTGCGACATGTTCGAGATCTCGCCACGAGCGACATCGAGAGCGAAATCATATCGCAGAAGGTTGTTGTAGGGAAATACCACGTTATCCTACTCTTCAGTTATTTTGACCCACCCTTGGACGGTGCCGAACTTCCAGTATGGGAGAAACCGGTGTTAGAGATACCATCTGGCATGGGTTTGGGTTTCTGAGCCGGTCCCAGGAGGGCACCATGCTCTGCCGACTTACCCAGTCCTTCCAGTATCAGGTCCGTCTTGGTCGCAGGCGAGGCTTTTGCTTCTGAACTATTAGCCATCATATCCTCCTTCGATTGGAATACTGATCCTCAAGGTGCTGCTTGCACAGGCTCATCACGTACATGCGGTCCTGCCCACCCCAGATATAGGGCGCGGGCTTATCACACGGATGGGCGTTATTGTCGCCATCATACCACCCCAAAGCACAGAGCATAGGAACCGGTGCCGGTGCCGTTGGGGGACGCACACGTTCTGTCTTATCGGGTATCGGTACTGTTTCGATCATTTCTTCCTCCGTTTCCTCTTCTTTGACTTACGAGCAGTCGAAAGTGCAATGGCAACCGACTGCTTCTGAGACCTACCAGAACGCTTCAACTCTCGGATATTCTTCCCGATAACCTTCTTACCCTTTCCAGTTGCGAGAGGCATGGCAAATTTCCTGTTAGATCCAAACAAACGCCAACGGAATTTTTTTTCACAATTTTTTTTGAACCCGCAATATCGAACAAGTGAAACCGCAATGGGTTGCGGGTTCACCCTCCCAGGAAAGGGGAGAAACCATTAAGGAAGAGGGGATTCTTAGTATTAAGATACTCTTATATCCCTCTTAGATCTCTCTTAAGAGTCTCTTAAGAGTCTTAAGAGCTTCTGGGTACTAGTATCTCTTATCCTGATAGCTCTTAGCTACAGTATCAGCTACTCTTTCTTCTCTTTCTTGGTCTTGTCTCTGTAACTGTCTCTGTAGTTGTGTGTGAGCCACCATAGTCCCCCTCCCCTCCGGGACCCGCGCTCCCGTTCCCTGTTGCCGCGTCCCCTTGAATTAGTGGCTCCGAATGTGGCTCGTTTACTGCGTCAGTTAGTGGCTCTGTTACTGTATCGGTTACTGTATCGGTAGCTGTACCAGACTCCAGCGCCCTAGCTTGTCGTCCTAGGTCGGATAGGCTACGCAATTCGTCTACACTAAGCCCTTCCACGGCCACATCGATGGATAGGCTACGGCTATCCACTGCGTGCTTTCGCCGTCCTAGCAGGTCGCCGCCCAAATCGGCCGTGGCCTCAGTCGCTTTCAGGGCTACGGCGCTATCGTCGTGGGCCTGTGCAAAGGCGCGGTCTTCGTCTAGTTGTCGTAGGATGCGACGTGGACCTAAGTCAAGCAAGGCACGTTGTTCCTGTTCCAGTACGGCTACCCTTGCGGTAATCTTAGGGTCGGATGCTAGACGGCTAGCGCATTGGTGAAGGGTAGGTTCGGCCATGCCTTGCGTGTCGTAATTTGCCCTATATGCATCGGCTAGGCTCATAGGTGGATTAGCTAGGGCGATAGCTTGGGCAAAACCCTCTTGCTTGGCTGTTAATTTTGGCATTAATACCCCATGCTCCAAAGTTGGAATGTTTGCGCTGGTCCGCAGCTACTCTCGCGCCGCGCCGCCCCACTGCGAAGCCCCTACCATCGCCACTATGGGCAATGGTCGCCATCCCGTTATAGGGCCAAATTCTACCCTTCGCATCGCACCATGTAGAACACGCCTGTGGCCTATGTTCGCCTGATTGGCGGGAGATGGCACAACGCTCACGCCTTGATGCCGCCACAATGGCACCAATTGCACCCCTATTTGTATCATGTCCCGCTACGAAATGCCAATATTTGCCATTCGGCGGGGGCATATTTGGCCGTTTTTGGGCGTTTTGCCCGTTTTGAAGCCTTTTTTGGCAACATCCAAATAATATTGCTCATTTTATAGCTAGGTTTTGTTGACAATGGCGTTTCAACCCTCTATAAATTGAATTGCACAGAACGACACAGACAGACACAGACAGAAAGGGAGCGTAAACAATGACAACGGCACAGATGGCGCGATACCTCGACAAGACCGCAAGTTATGCCCTACCAAATGGTCTTACGTTTTGGGTATCGATTGTAGATATCCGCATGGCATGGGGTAAAGTTCAATTTCAGATTGTACCTATCACGGGACAAGGTCCCGCGTGGGTGTCTGAGGATTCAATAACAAACATTAGGGACCAATCATGATAGATATTCAAGAGATATTGGCACTTGTGGAATTCGGATACCTAACACACGACGACGCGCAAATAATCCTAGACTGTGAGGAAATAGCATGACTAACCTATTAGGCACAAGCTACAAAATCGACAAGAGCAACGCGTTCTGGGCAAGTCTAAGCCACGAATTGAACAAAGCGCAAGGAATGACGTTGCGCTTGAATGGCACCACCAACATGGTATCAGAACCAGTATTGAACGCTGCAATGTATCTTGCACCATCCGATAGTGGCGGCTTGGGTAATCTTTGTCCCTGGGCTACTGATGGATGCCGCATCGTGTGTTTGGGAATAGGCTCCGGTCGTATGAATCAAGGCAAGGCAATTCTTGACTCTCGAGAATTCGATTGGGAGAAAACCACCGTTTCCAAGGCCATGATATGGCGAACCACACTATTTATGCGCGAACGCCCTAAATTCAAGGCGCTGCTAGATACCGAAATCGGCGCGCTACGCGATAAAGCCAAACGTCAAGGC